AACCCCACACCGTCAGGGGAGTTGGCTACGGATTAATAACTAAAAAAATAAAAATTGTACATTTGCCTTTGAACCTCAAACAACATCTTCTATAGATGCTCTTGTAAAACCACAAAAATGTCCGTTTCAGAAAAAACTTGTTATTTTAATTTTGAAGTAAAGAGTTTTGATGACAAACCCTTTACTCCAGACGATTTAGATATAAATCAGTTGAAAGATATACTTGAAGTAGCGCAAGGTTTGTTTAATCAAAAAAACAGACCAGTGGTTTCGCTTAAAATAAAAGAAGGCAGTGCTGTCGCTTCGTTTCAATCAACAGAAAAGGTTGTGTTTTATGCAAAAAATAATATCACTGCTGAGGTAAAAAGAAAACTAACAACGATGTGCTATGAAGCAAACTTAAAACTTGCTTTGAAAAGCTCGTTGGAAGATGAGCCAATCTTTTCTACTTCTCCATCAGATTTTGCCATTCCAGATGGTTTTTTAGTCCCTGGAGGATCTGTACTAAGGGGCGAAGTGAAGGTTGTAGGTGGAGACATGAAATTTCACATTGTTCTCAAAAACGAGAATGGAAGCTACAAGATAAGCTGCACGAAAGAGCAGCTTCAAGGTTTAGAATCTAACCCTCTATTTTCATTGTATGAAGTGGAGGTGTCGTATTTACTTAACTCTGAAACAGGAGTTATAGACCCAAAATCTTACAAATTAACCGATATAAAACCACACGAACCACCAAAAGACGATTATTTGGAGGGTTTAATAGACCAAGGCAGCAAGAAGTGGAAAGGCCAAGGTCAAGAGTGGTTAAACTCAATTAGATATGGCGAACAAAGCAATACTTGACACTTCTTTTTTGATAGCTTTAGTTGACTCCAATGATAGGCTACACACAAACACAAAGATTTATTATGAATGGTTTATAAAAGAGGGATTTGAGCTTTTTGTTTCCTCAATAGCATTGTCAGAGTATTGCGTGAAAAATGACATTAGTCATTTGACAGTAAGACCCCCAGCGCCTCTCCCTTCTGAGTTGCCACATAAGATATTTAATTATTTGTTTTTTAATTACCGAGATGCAATTGTTGCAGGCAGCCTATTTTCAGAACATTCTGATAGGGCAGAAAACAAGGATTGCTTAAAAGATGATTTTAAAATTATAGCTCAGGCATTGAACAATAAAGTTGACCGCTTTGCTACTGCGGACTCAAAATTGGTAAGAAGAATGGAGGGTTTTAATTTAGGTTTTAATTTTATTGACATAAACAATTCTCCATCTGACTATACAGGGGAGTTTAATTTTGACAGCTAATTGTTACTAACTTTTTCAAATCGGGTTTAGTTTTTTTGTAAATTTAACAATCCTCTCTCGCCACGACTTATGGCGAGAACAACAAATTACAACAACAAGTCTGTTGCCAGTCTTATTAAGATAGCAACCAGATACTTTAATACCTACATTCGAAACCGAGATCAGGGCAAGCCGTGTATTTCGTGCGGAGCTTATACAACTCTACAAGCTGGACACTTTTATTCAGCAGGTAATTACCCAGCACTTCGTTTTGACCCAAACAACGTTCATGGTCAGTGCAAAAAGTGTAATTACTATCTCTCGGGAAATCTTACGGAGTACGAAAAGTCTTTAAATTATAGAGTAGGCGAGGGGGTTGTTAAGCAACTTCACTTAAAAGCTAGCATCTACAAAAGGACTCGTTACAAATGGGACCGATTTTCATTAATCAACATAATCAAAAAATACAAATGAAAATAGAATCAATAGATGGCGTAATATACATAGACGGCGAGCCAACCGAAAATGCCGAGTACATCGGTTTATGTATAAAAGATATTTCTGAATTGACAGATTTTGAAATTAAAGCAGAATGACCTCGGTTTTGGTCGCAATAATATTTCCCTCCTCGTTTTGGAGAGAGAAAATATTTTTACTCTAGGTTTAATTTGAAAATCGTTCTATTAGGTCTAATTCTAAGTCCATTTTTTGATTTAAAAGGAATGCGATCAAATAAAACACCTCGGTAATTAAAAGGCATTTTTTTTCTGGTCAAAGTGTTAAACGACAAATTGTGTACTCTGCAAGCCTCTGACAATGACCCCCAAACCTCTATGTCTGTGTCGGTTCTAAGTACTATAACTGTTTTGTGCATGTTGATATGTTTTGTCGGTTTTCAGGTTAAAAATATCTAATTTTTTTAAATTTATAGAACGTTCTTTGAAATAAAAAAAGCACCTCGGTTTTGCGCACAATAATATTTAATTTTCCGACGGGGACTTGCCAATCATATCGAAATTATTACGATCTTCCATGTCGCAAGCAAACTCAAGATGCACGTTTAACACACTTAGCACACGTACAAATGTGCTGATATTATAGTCCCAGAATTCTTCACCAAGATCAAGCACGGCCTCAATCTCATCTGGTGTCAAGCCTTTGTCTATCAGATCATCGGGGTCAATGTCTTTTGAGTCGACTAAATCATTAAGAAATTCAGCGATTTTATCAATAAAAATTTGGGTTCTTTGTTCCAAATCGGTTTTTATTAGGTCTTACGGATTAATCTATTTCACTTAATCAAGAATAGCTACTGCTACTCACACACGCCTCGACAACTCTGACCATCGTTTGATTTTGTGGAAGGTCTCGCCTAACCTTCGGTGGCGTTTTAGGTGCCACCTAACTTATTATGCGACGTTCACATTACCAACTCTCATGATTAGAGACCGCGTCTTGTTGCTCTCACAATTTCGAATCTCGGTAATCTCTTCAAAGAACTTTAGATCCCCATGCGGTCTCGCACCGCTCGCCATCGTTAATGGGTGGGGTGGTGCTATGGTATTACCACGAAGCTCCCTCTGACTTGCACAGGCGTTTAAGCTGAACTAAGTGCACCTGTTTAGGATATTCCTCGTTTTTAGTGGCATCAATAAGTGGCATGTCAGATGTTGTTGCGCTCCAGGCCTTTGATGTCTTTGGGCTATAATAAGTCACTATGTAATGTCCGTGCCCCTTGAACTCGAACAGGAAGTCTGAAAGTCGTACGGGTCTGTAATTGCTCATGATTTTAGATTTAGATTAATAATATATAAATATACAATATATATGTATGTTTGGCAAGTCAAAACACTCATTAACAGTTATATATATACATTCTAAATAGCAAATAATAACACCAGGAAAGAGGGGATACAGCATGACGGCGAGGGTTAAAACCATGCGCGCGATAGGTTGATGTTTAACGCAAATCACTGTTGTTTAGCTCATCAAATCATTGAATTGCTACGGCAAAACCAAGCGAAAAAACACAAGCTCTCAACGTCGGTAGGGTAGGGGAGGGGCTGATCTATTAATTTAACATAATGTACATTATGGTTAACCGTTTTTTATCGGCTACGAAAAAGAAGAAAAAGATGTTACGCCCCATGAAAAAAAGAAGGGGGGCCTATCATACCAAAAAACACGTCAACTGCTTTGAAATGAAACTTTTTATTGGATTTCGAGGTATGTTTGCAGGTAGTTAGTTATGTATCTGGCTGCGTCTAGGGCGTGGTCATTTTTTTTGATGGGTCTATCTACTGGTTGGGAATATCTGTCAAGTTCCCATTCATAGTTTTCGTATTCGTTTATTAGGTTATTAGAGTTAGATTCAATGAACACGTTATTGGATTGCAGGAATGCTATTCCGTGGACTACGGATCCTTGTTGTTTGTTTGCTCCTATTGCGAACAGTCCGTTATTGTTGAGGTCTATTATTTTATCTGGGTTAGCGGAGTCGCAGACGATAGTATCTTTGGGTGTTACTCCTACTAGTTGAATTTTTTGGGCGAGGGAGTTTATGTTTACACCTGGGGTATAGATGAGTTCACGGAAATAGAAGTTGCCGTCATTGTACTTGCATTCTACGAGTGCTGTTGGGTTTGATTGTCCGAAGTCTAGTCCATAGTATGAGGTGTATGGTAGTTGGTCAAATTCGTATGGTGATATTGTTTTCCAGTTGTGGTATATTTTGTTTGGTTTTTCGGATTTGATACCGAGTCCATAGACTTGCCATTTGTATTTATTGGCTGTACCGTTTTTTATATTTTCTGGAGTTGGTTCGTATCCTTTGATTTGTTTGACGACTTCTTTAGGGCAGAAGGGGTTATCTAGGAATGTGGAGTGTATAAGGATTGCTCTGGGGTGTTTTTTCACTTCATCTACCCAATGATTCATGGAAGGGTTCCAGTCGATGATGATTGCTTCTGCGGTACGTTGGGCGATTTGGTCGAACACGTCCTTTTTTGGGAGTTCATTGATTTCGTTAAACCAAGCGTAGTCTTGAGTTAGTCCGTGTACTTTGAGGTCATCGTCTGTACCGTTAAATTCCATTACCGATCCTGTGCTAGGGTAGCTTATTTTAGCTTCTGCTTTGTTGTGTTTAAGTTTTGCATATACTTCTGGGTATTCTCTTAGCATAGACAGGTAGTCTTGATAGACTGTTTCACGGCAGTTTTTTTGTTGTTTACGCCATACGGTAACTCTTTTATTAGTGTCTCTTAGTTTGATTGCGAGCATGTTTTGGAATATGCTCCATGTTTTTGAGCTTCGGGAGCTACCTTCGTTTATGATGTATCGGTAGTATCGGTCTCCTGCTTTTAGTCCGAGTTCAGGGTGTTTACGTAGGATTTTATCTGAGTATTTAACCCTTCTTTCTAGGGCTTCATGGATTTTGCCAAATACAGGAGTTACTTTAAACTCAACATTCATTCTTTTTCTTTTTCGACTACTTTAAAGGTTACTCCTGTAAGTTTTTCATCACCGCTAGTAACATCCATTTTGTCTCCATATTTTTTAGGAAACATTCTGGCAGCAGTCCATCTGTGAGCATCAAATTCAAGTCTGTTTCGAGCGACAGCCTCTTTTGAGTTATCCCCACTTCCTTTAGCGACCTTAATGATTTTATCTGCTAGGTAGTGGCCTCTAAGTTCATAGCCGTAATTGAGTTGGTCTTGAAGTTCAGGACTCTTTTTTACCCAGCGATAAAATTGCATTGCGCTAGGCATTCCTTTCTTTTTCAGTACAGTAGTGATGGGGATTCCTTTCGACATTCCATCAACTACGGCGTCCATCACTTTTTGCGGATTATATAGTGTTTTTCCCATAACACAAAGATAAGAAATTATTTAGAATCATTCTAAATAAGGAATATTTTTATATCTTTGTTTACAAAATATTGCTATGCCTGTAAACTTATTGAGGCTTTTACCGCATGTGTTGTACGAGAGATTAAAGTCGGGGGATCACTTGTACAGAATCAACAGTAAATCAGCTCAATGGCTGTCGTTTCAAGACAAGTTAGAGGTAGCAATACAGCACCCGGTACTGATACCGATCTTTGACTTATTGGGGCATTATTTTTCAAACGTCAAGTTCTACATTGAAGAAAACGGAGAGCCAAACTACGAACACAAAGAGCTTGCGCTTTTAAACAATCCTAACCACTTTCAAAGTACCGAGGATTTTTTGACCGAACATATCATTTACAAATATGTTTTTGGATGGTTGTTTGTGTACGCACCAATACCAACAGGATTTGATAAACCAACTCAAATCTACAACCTCAACAGCGGTCTCGTTGATTTTCCTCAAGGATTTGAACCTAAAATGCCAATAAACGACAGGCTTAGAAATGAAATCGACAACACTAGATTTTCGTATGACAAGCAAAACAACAACTTGTCAATAAAAATCAAAGATGTTGTTAACTTTTTTGATCTTCCAAACCAAAACAAACTCATTGGAACAAGTCGCTTAGGCGGATTGGTTAGGCCATTGTCAAACGTATTAACTTCAATGGAAGCCAAAAACATCGTTCTACAGTCCAACGGCAAGGAACTCTTTTCTACTAGATCGTCTTCTGGATTATCTGCTGGAATGCTTAGTCAGCCCGAAAAAGAAGATGTCAAAAAAAGAATCAACGAAAACTACGGGCTTAGCACATCAAGAAGCAGAGCCATTATTACCAAAGCAGATTTAAGATGGCAATCACTACACATTCCACTTGCAGACCTTGGACTAGACGAAAGCGTTGGAAAAGACGCCCAAAGCATTGTTACTGCCTTTAACATCCCGAAAGAACTCATCAACTTCACACCCGAAGGATCAACATACGAAAACCAAGAGCAAGCTAAAATCGGATTCCTACAAGAAGTCATCTATAAACACATCAACGACTTCTGTAATAGCTACACAAAAAAATATTTAAAAGGAGGCTTGAAATTAAAAGGGTCTCTAGACCACCTCCCGATCATGAAGGCAACCGAAATGCGCAGAGTGAGAAACATCAAAGCTTATGTCGAGGCACTAGCTAAACTAATTGAGGCGGGCGTGATAACGCCAGACGAGGCAAAAGTAAAACTAAACGAATATGAAAAAGAATGATCTAAAAAAAATAATCGCCAAAAAGAAAAAGGAGGTCAAGAATAAAAAATTAATTCTGAAAAATGAAAAGACAAAGTGATTTTAACACCAAAAAGGAGTTTTTCAAGTATTTGACAGACAACCACGATGACTTACTGTCATTAAAACGAGAGCAAATCAAATACGCAGACGGGGTTTCTGTGGAGAAAAACTCAACGACCAACAAAGCACAACAAGAGGGCGATGTGTTGACCAAAACCATCGTAGGAAACACCTACCTATGGCTTGACTCACACGGAGACGTACACGCCAAAGGATGTTTTTCAAAATCCATCAAAGAACGAGGAGATAGAATATGGCACCTACACGACCACAAACAAGAAATCACTGCCAAAGTAGGACAACCAAAAGAAATTAAAGAAGCAAATATCTCATGGAAAGAGCTAGGGGTCGAAAAAGACGGAGAAACAGAAGCCCTTATGATGACATCTGAAATTAAAAAAGAACTCAACCCAAGAATTTTTAACGCCTACAAAACAGGCGAAATTGATCAGCATTCTGTCGGAATGCGTTACGTGCGACTAAAACTCGCTGTAAATGATGAAGACGAAAAACAGTATAAAGCACTGTGGGACGAATACTACCCACTTATAGGCAATCCAGAAGAAGCCGACAAAAGAGGATATTTCTGGGTTGTTAAAGAAGCTAAACTTATTGAAATATCATGTGTGTTAGAGGGCTCAAACTCCCTAACACCAACACTTGATGAAAAAAGGACGCCGCTATCCGATAGCACCTCCACAGAGCCGTCATCTGATGACACTCTACTTGATTTTTATAACCATTTAAATATATAATTATGTCAGAAGTTACTGAAAAAGCCGAAGCTCTAAACAAAAAAATGAGCAATTTCGAGGCACAAATCGAAAAGACGGCTACAAAAGAGGCTTTGGAGGCAGTGTCGAAAGAACTAAAAGAATCGAGAACGCTATCCGAAGGCAACCACAAAGAACTCCTTGAGAAAATCCAGAAACAAGGAGAGACAATTACTGCAATGGATGTTGCTTCGCAAAAAGCAGTCCAGAAAACATTTAAAGACGCTTTAAGTGAAGAAATTGCAAAAAACAAGGAAACGATCGAGAGTATTTCTAAAGAACAAGGCAGCGGAAAGTTCATCGTAATTAAAGCAGTAGGGGCAATGACCACAGGGTCTCAAAGCGTTCCTGCTGACGGAATCCCTCCCCTTCAAGCAGTTCAATCATTTCCTCCATCAAATGTTAATCTAAACGGAACCTTTATTGATTCTTTGGTTAGCATACAAACCACTTCGGTTGCTTCACTTGGGTACACCGAAACAGTGCCAAAAGATGGAGATTATGGATTTGTAGCAGAAGGTGGCACAAAACCTCAGATTGATTTTAAGATTGAAACCGATTTTGCAAAACCAAACAAGGTCGCTGCACACATGGTTTTAACCGAAGAAGCCGTTACAGACATTCCTCGTTTGCAAAGCATCGCTTCGGATTACTTGTTTAAAAAACATAACCTTAAAAGAGAAGCTGGAATCATTAGTGGAGACGGGACAGGCGAAACCCCAAAAGGGATTACTTCTTACGGGCGTTCATTTGTTGCCGGGTCTATGGCAAATAAGGTCGTTAGTCCGAATGTAATGGATGTTATCAACGCTGGTATCACCGACATTTTTACAACTCACAATTACGAGGACGAAACACCTTACATGGCCAATGCGGTTCTTTTGAATCCCACCAATTTCTTCTTAGACATTGTGAGTGCTAAAGACAGCAGAGGACTTCCTTTATTCCCAACAGCAGCATTGTTTAATCGTGTAAACATCGGTGGGGTAACAATTTATCCAACTGAAAAGGTTGCAGAAGGAAAAATTTTGATAGCCGATTTATCAAAATATAATGTAGGAAACTATGTACCTTATTCTCTACGAGTAGGATGGATTAACGACCAGCTTATTACCAATCAATTCACAATGGTAGGAGAAAGTCGTTTCCACACATGGGTTAAGAAGCTTGACGAACAAGCATTCTTGTATGACGATATAGCAACAATCAAAGCAGCAATTCAATCATCATGATACAACAAGTTAAAGTATTAAAGGACTGGGGAACTTACAAAAAAGGCGACATAATCAAAATGCACGCATCCACCGCAAAGGGGTGTGCTGCCAATGGTGCTGTCGAACTTATAGGTAACCCTCAAGAGGAAGTTCAAGAGCAACCAAAAGAGGAAGTTCAAGAGCAAACCAACAACAAGAAAGCAGGCAAATGATAATCGACACTTCATACTTTCAAGGAGAGATTTTTCTTCCAAACATTGGCACTAGCCCTAGTTCGGAAGACGGAAGTCTATTGAAAAATTTTATCCAGGAGTATGAAGAAGATTGTCTAGGCAAGTGTTTTGGTTACGATTTATACAAAGAGTTTACAGATCAATTTGACGAAAGCGGAGAATTAAAATCCGATGCTGACGAAAAATGGGATCAATTACTCAACGGATATGAGTACGAACTCTCTGGTAAAATCGTAAAATGGAATGGATTAATACAGGAAAAAGAAGACTATAAGCGTAGTCTGATTGCTCAATATGTGTTTTTCTATTACATCCAACACGAAAGCTTTACAGGAGTTGGTCCTGTCAGAGAAAACGCTAATAATGCTGAACCAATCAGTATCGTACCTAAAGCAGTCAGAGCATGGAGAAAATTTTACGACATGACGGTTGGGGATATTTCAGAACCAACGATAAACATGACAAGTTTTGGAGTTGCGATTGATTATTTAGGCGAAATCTCATCAAAAAGGTCTCTCTATCAGTTTTTAGAGGACTCTGGTGAGTTTCATAATTGGCAACCTTTCGGTTTTCAAAACATCAATCAGTTTGATATATGATAATCGTAGAAGAAAGGTTGAAAGAGTTGTTTGATACGCTGCCGCCAGTTGAAAGCGGTGGTAGCGATTATCAGGTGCGATTCGGGTTCGGGTCGGAATCAGATTTAGGTCAATTTCTTAAATCATTAAACGAGAGACAAGGAGAGACAAAATATCCTTTGATATGGCTAATCACTCCTGTTCAGGTCGAGGGCAAAGAAGACCGAGTAACATTCCCCCTGAACCTAATCGTAGCAACTGATTCAAACAACTCTGATACAAACCTTGTGAGGTTAGAAAAAACGGTTAAAAAAGTGCTAACCCCTGTTTATGAGAATATGCTCAAAGCATTGCATCGTTCAGGGTTTACTAGAATTTTAAACGAAGATCAAAACAAACGAGGGTTGTATTTCAATTATAGCGAAAGAATCTCTGATATATGGGACGCTTTAAAATTTGAATGCTTGCTGGAAATGACAAGCTGTAAAATGAAATCAATTAATTATTAAAAATAAAAGAAATGAGTATTTTAATAGACATCTACGAAGAATCTTCAACCAAAGGTACTGGTTCTTCAAATCAATGCCTAGAGTCAGCCACAATTGGCTATGCACTCGCAAAGGCAAACTTTTCTTTTGGTAGTCTAGCCGATGCAAAATCAAAAACGGCATGGAACACCGCAAAGAAAAACAAAGACGTTGTAGTAATGTTTGACGTGGAAGCCACAGAAAACACAAACACAGACCCAACATACGCAGAATCAAGAACAATCAAGTATGAAACCCAAGCGGCTCGTAAAGGCAAAACCTTTACCCATCACTTAGGTTTAGATTCGCACAGTGCGCTTAAATCGTACCAAAACAGCGGATATACTCGAATTTTTGAGTTCACAAAAGATGGCTACATCAAAGCGGTACAAGGGGAAGACGGATCAATCAAAGGACAACTTTTGTCAAACCTCACTGTGGGCATCCGTCAGGACGGCACATTTGATGCCATGCCCACAACCACAGTTGAGTTGACGTACAAAGATTTCAATGAATTTGAAAACAATGGCGTCATTACTCAGCCTGACTTTGACATAAACGCCTATGAAGGGATTTATCCAGTTACTCTCTCATTAGTAAGCGCAACATCCTCTCAAATTGTCGTAACGGCAACCACGGGGTATGAAGGGCTTTCTGTTGAAGGATTGGCACTTGCAGACTTTGAGTTGCTTCGCACAAACGGAGCCACACAAACCATCTCTGCGGTTTCTGATTCTGGAAACACCTACACGCTCACAGGATCTAGTCTCCAAAGCGGAACGCTAGGACTTAAAGGTGTAGTTGAGAAAACCGACATCGTATATGAGTCAGACGACTTACTAACCATAACAATCTAGGTATGGCAAGGTATAAAAACGTTGAATTTGCAGAGGGGCTGAAATGCTCCTTTGCAAATTTTAAAAAGCAGTTTGGCAATCTAATCCCAGAAGACGAATGGGAACAGGCATATAAAGAGGTATTTGGTGAATCCGTTTCAAAAACATCTGGCAAAGGCAAAAAAACTCGATCTAAGTCGGGAACTGAATAGTTTTTTGGCTCAAATCCAAGATACCATTCTGGATTTGAACAAGCATCAACTCCTATCGGGTAAAGATGCAAAAAACCAAGCATTATTCAGCAAAACGCACCAAAGAGGGGTTTACTCTGCTAAGACAGAGGAGTTATCAGGTGGACGAAAAATAGCGGGAACACATTACACTTTAAAAGACACAGGAAACTTTTTTAGTGGGTTTTATTTAAGGGTTGATGAAAGAGGATTGTTTTTTGGGTCTATTGACGAAAAATCAGACTTCCTTGTGGCCGACTATGGAGACATATTCGGGCTCACACCAGACAACCTATCCACGCTAACACATAAGACCATTAAACCATACTTGATAAGCTATGTTAGGCGAGTATTACTATGATTCTTTAGACGTTTTGCCCATCAAGCTGTTTTTCAAAATTGCAAAAACACAAGACACAAGTCTTTTGTCCAGCAAAAAGAAAAAAGGATTGGACGAGCTCTGGGAAAAATTGTGTGAAGAATACGAAGAAAAGTTTGGAAATGCCAAGTTAAGGCAAATAGAAAACCAAATTACTCAAAACTCAATCAAGTTTAACATGATTCAACATGCAGTTTACTCGCTTGGGTTTAAAAAAGACGATGAGGTGATAGCTATTTTAAGAGGTCATGGATATAAAATTGACGAGAAAAGCTATCAGGAAGACATTAAAAGAATTGGAGAAGAAAGCAAGGCGTTAAAACTCAAAATCGAGCGGTTAAAACGCAAACTCCCAAAAGGAGAAACTGACTACTCCAACATAGATAAGGTAATGGCAGGATTTTCCTCTGTATTGGGATTTGATTTTGATTACAATACCATATCCGTAACAAAATACTTCGCAATACAAGATCAAGTGAAGGATAAATTAAAAGCAATGAGAAATGGGACCAATAACAAGAAGTGAGATTATTGAAGATAAAGCCCTAAAGTGGGGTGGGGAGTACGCAGAAAGCGTAAAGCAAGTTATTGAAGTCCACGCCGAGGTTGTCGAAAGCATCAAAGCACTCAATGAGCAGTTAAAAAGCGTTCAAAAAGGTGGACAGTTTGATCCCAAACCACTAAACAAAGCACGTATTGCTACGCAGGAGCTCAACAAACAAGAAAAACAACTTGCCCGAACAGAGGCACGTCTTAAAACGGCGGTTCGATCAACAAACAAACAGATACAGCTAAAATCAGACCAGCTTAGAAAGACAAACCGTGCGGTAAAGCTCAACGAACTTGCAAACGCCGCACTTGAAGGTTCGTATGCTAAAATTGAAGCACGACTCAATAGGAATATCCAAAGGTGGAAAGCCCTTTCCAGAGAACAAAGAGAAAACTCCAAGGAAGGTAAACGTTTAGCTCAAACCATTCAACGGCAAGACAGAGAGCTCAAAAAACTAGATGCCACAATTGGGAGATCACAACGCCACGTAGGAAATTATGGACGTGCGTTCAGCAAGCTCCGAACCAGTATGGTAAGTCTTGCCTCCGCTTTGGGAATCGCAAACGGGTTTTTTGCACTTGCTAGAGTCATGTCAAACGCAGTTCAAATCCTAAGGCAATTTGAAAAGCAAAACGCAACGCTAGCTGCTGTTCTCCAAAAGTCTAAACAAGAAATTGTAGCACTTAGAGAAGACGCCAAACGCCTAGGAGCTACCACCATCAAAACCGCATCGGAAGTCAGCAGATTACAAATTGCCTACGCTCGTTTAGGATTTTCACAAAGAGACATTTTAGACCTTACAGAACCAACGATTAGTGGCTCTATTGCGTTAAACGCCGAACTGGAACGAACAGCACTACTTGTAGGTGCGGTTGTCAAGAGTTTTAGCGAGTTTGAGGCAGTAGATGCCCCTGCGATCATAGACATATTGTCTTTAGCCACAGCAACAAGTGCGCTTAACTTCTCCAAGCTCGAAACCGCTATCCCAATTGTAGCAACCGCAGCAGATGCAGCTGGAGTGTCAATGACAAGAACAACCGCTATTTTAGGAAAGTTATCAGATGCAGGATTTGATGCCACTCGCTCATCTACTGCTTTGAGAAACATATTCTTAGAAGCGGCAGCACAAGGATTGTCTTACGAGGAAATTTTGGTCAAAATCCAAAACAGCACTGACAAACTTAAAAGAGCATACGATGAGTTTGGAAAACGAGGGGCAACAGCAGGGGTGATTACATCCAGAGATATTGAAGACATTAAAGAATACGACTTGGTGTTGCAAAGAGCCGCAGGCACAGCAAAGCGCATGGCCGACAAAGAACTCGCTACTCTAGACGGTGCTATACAGTTGTTACGCTCCGCATGGCAAGGTGTTATTTTTGACACAGGGGAAGTGGGAAGTCTTAACGAGCGACTTCGTTCATCTTTGCGGTTTCTTGCTATAAACCTACAAAGCATTATTAAGGTCATTGGTATTTTGATAGCCAGTTGGCTTTCCTACAAAGCCACAGTCGGTTTGCTTATTATTCAAAAAAGATTATTGACCAAACAAACCTTTGCTTATCGATTAGCGGTAATAGCTACTTCTGGGGGCGTTAGAGGCTTGACAAGGGCTTTACGATTACTTTGGGCTACTATGCGTGCAAACCCATTGATTTTAGCAGTAGCGGGGTTTGCTGCGCTTTATACGATTCTTTTAAAGATTAGGAAGGCGTTTTCTGACAACACAAGAGAAATCATCAATAACAATAACGTTTACATCAGCAAAAAGAAAGAAACAGACAGGCTTTCCGATGCAACTCAGAGACTACTTGATCGGTATCAAAAATTAAAAAAAGAAGCGAGTGATAATGAGAAAGAACAACAAGAACTCAAAAACGTAATTCAAGCGATCAGTAATGCCGTGCCAGGTGCTGCAACTGGATTTAATGAGTACTCCGAGGCTATCGATATAAACGAAGAAAAAGTGCAAAAGCACATAAGCAGCCTAGAGGGATTGTCTGACGGCTATAAAGACCTTGTGCTTGAGTCCGCAAAACGTGCTTTAGAAGTTGCAACCAAAGAAAGGGAAGCCTTGGACGAACTTTTTAACACCAACCAGCCCGTTTATATAAAAGAACTAGAAGGTACATTCCGAAAAACTGCTGACGGAATTGAAAAGGCTTTAAACTCATCTTATCAGTCAGCAACAAGTGGACTAATCAAAACTAAGGATGATTTTGTGAAGACTTCAGATGAAACAGCAACCCAAATAAAGGAAATATATCAAACCTTAAATCAAGAAATTCAGACCTTGACGGGACAAATTGCAGATGCTAGCGGAAAAACCAACCTAAATTCTCTGCGTGATGAGTTTGAAGGGCTGGTCAAAGAACTCAATAAATACAAAGATGATCCTGTTGAATTTAAAATTGTAGAAACAGGGGATATTGACAAGGACACCGAATTGTACAAAAAGGAAATCGATAAGATTGGAGACTTGATACAAGAAGCGCAAAAGAAGCTAGACGAAACTCCTTATCTAACAAAACTTAGAAACCAAATTAAAGCCATACAAAAAGACCTTAGAAAGTTGGAGAAAACACCCCTTAATCTCCGAACAGAAACTCAAATAAAAAACATTGACGACGCAAAAGCTAAAATTAAAGAGCTTCAAGATGAAATTAATCGGTTGACAGGAACTAGTAGTGGTTTA